CCCCTTTGACTTGTTCTCAACAAGTTTATGTCTTTCATCAAGGACGGTTATTGCAAAAGAAATCATCTTCTTATATCCTTCAGGATTATCCATAACCTTGTTATAGTGATGACCGCAAAAAAGTAATTCTCCGCTTAGTCCAGTAACTTTTACAAGCGCTTCTGCACTACATCTGTCACATCTGTCATGAGGTGATAGTTGCCATTCTTCTTTTACTTCATCCTTAATCATTGTAAACATTATACCGCTACTTTCTGTTATCAGTGGAATAAAATCCACTACCGTTGAATACTGCTGTTACATTAGAGTATACACGTTCCAGTGGTAGAGTGCAAGTTTCACACTCATACCCTGGATCGGCATCCTTAATAGATCTTTGTTTGATTACAACTTCAGAACATTGTCCTGTACATTTGTATTCATATACTGGCATTACTTCAAAATAGCCTTATATGTTTTTAAATCTACAATTCCAGTTGCTGGAAGTTTAGACTTAGATTGAAAATCTTTAACTGCCTTAGATGTTCCTGGACCAAAAACCCCATCAGCCTTTAAACCAAGTGCTTCTTGAATCTTTTTAACAGGTGAACCTTTTGCGCCTTCTTTAAACTGCTTAAACTCTTTTTTAACTGCAGGCGCTGCAGGTGTTGAAGAGGCTTGAGCAGGTGCTTTAACTGGAGCATCAGATGATCCAACCTTAGAAAGAAGTGGAAGGTTTTCTTCGCCAGTATAAACTGGACGACCCCAACCAACAATTCCATTGATAAGTTTTAACTTATTGTCCTTAACGTATGCACGAGTTTTTTCTACGCACATTCCACCATTACGCTGATCTCCCTTTGCAGTTCCTGAAGTGTTGCCCTCAATAACTTGAATGGTTCCGTTTCCGTTGTTCTTAATGCAAAGACCAACATGTGAAATACGATTTACGCCATCTTCTGGGAAATCAAAATAGATCCAGTCTCCAGGAGTTGGGTCATCGTTACGAGCATCTGCCCAGCGATCATTTTTCTTAAACCAATCTGCTGCTGCAACAGTTGATGCAGACTTAGGATACTTCTTTGCATCTAAGCCAGATGTAAATGCACACCATGAAACAAATGATTGGCACCATGGTTGGAAGTTCATTCCAGTCCACTTACCATACTTTGTTTCGTTATCTTTTGGACCTTCAATGGTTCCAACTTCTTTCTTTGCAACCTCAATGATTGCTTCTAGACTTCCTTTTGTTGCCATGGTTTCCCCCTTTAGGATTATATTCTATTATATCATTATGAGGCTTTTGATGTCAACCTGTTGTGTGTTCTTATTCTATGACAATTAGCACAAACAACCTCACATTTTTCAATTTCTTTCTTAATAGCCTTCCATGAAAAACCATCATGGATCATTCTTGATATGTTATATTTTTTATCTTTAATGTGGTCAAAATCTAATATAATATGATTATTTATTCCACAGTCTACACAGCCAGAGTCTTCTTTTATTTTAGCAAGCATCTTTTTAAACTCTTGCTTCTTATAATGGTCCAACTCTTTGTCAGTCATTAATGTCATTATACCGCAAAATATTATGCCCCACACAGGCAATTCACCTGACTTGCGCCACGGTCTCTATCCAATGGGTAACTAATCCATCACTAAGGTCCTGTGTGGGACATTTATATTGTACTACTTGATTTTAATAGTTTTTGGCTTTTTATCTTCAGGAATAACACGATCTACATTAATATGTAGCATACCATCCTTTAGTTCTGCACCAGTTACTTCCATATATTCTCCAAGAGCAAATGTGCGAGTAAACTTTCTACCTGCAATTCCCTTGTGAACAATTTCAGCATCTGTTACTTCTACAATCTCACCCTTAATAACAAGGGTTCCGTTGTCTACTGAAACACTAACATCTTCCTTTGAAAATCCAGCAATTGCTAAAGAAATTCTATATGTATCATCATCTAGTTTAAGAAGATCATATGGAGGATATGATTGTGAATTGATTTTGTGTGCTGTATTTAAACGGCCTAACTCTCTGTTAAAGCCAATAAAAAAAGGATCATTGAATAGATCCAGGGTTGTTGTTACCATTTTTATTCCCCTTTCAAGCGAATAAGTTAATATACCCCCATTCGGCAGGTATAAGTCTATTATATCAAACTTTTTGTAGCCCTACAGAGAATTGAACTCTGCTCACCAAGATGAAAGCCTGGTATCCTAACCACTAGAAGATAGGGCCGTGGAGCGAGTGACCAGAATTGAACTGGCACCATCTGCTTGGAAGGCAGAAGCACTACCATTATGCAACACTCGCTTTGCTGGTCTGGCAGGCCTCGATCCTGCGACTTGCGAATTAACAGTTCGCCACTCTACCAACTGAGTTACAGACCACTGAATTTATTTATTATATATATTTTCCTTTAAGTATTGATACATTGATTTTGAATTAGAGGCTTCAAGTTCCCAAGACTCTCTAGATTTTTTAAGTTTTTCAAATGTTCTTGAAGACTTTAGTTCTTTTTCATAGTCTATATCGTAAAAAATTTTCCACTCTTCTAAAGTATTTTTATCAATTGGAAGATAGTTAAGTCCAGTTGCTATGCAATGAACTCCAGAATCCGACTGGTACGAATTATTATTAAGTTTTGAATAGGCAAGTTCTTGAAATCCATGAACCATGTTTGGAATAAGTGCTGGAACTTTATACTGAAATGTTTTCTTTGAAATGTCTCTCCAATATTTTGTATCATCTCTTGATGATAGGGCATAATGCATTCCAACAAACTCAATAAAAGAAAGAAACTGGCTTTTTGTTGCCATGTTATAGGCATCTATGTCCCATTGACTATAAGACTCTCTATTTAAAGACTTAACCAACTTCATTAAAAATTCATGTGTTGTAAAAAGACCGTTACCTTCTAATGGCTCAATAAATGCAGCAGAAAGTCCTATGGCTACAACATTTTTTACCCAAGTTCTTTCATAAATTCCAATTTTAAACTTTATATCTCTATACTTATAAGAATCAACATCTCTATTATTGTCAGGTATTGTCATTTTTGATGAACGCAGATGGGCTTTAAACTCTTCTAGCGCACCTTCTGGAGAGACATACTTGTCACTATAAACATATCCAACTCCTATTCTTTCCCAAGATGGGGTATTCCAAACCCAGCCATTTTCAATTGCCGTACAATTAGTATAAGGTTCCATTTCTTTTTCTTTATCTGTGTATGGAATTCTTGTAGCCCACGCTCTATTGTTTGGTAAAACATCTCCATAGTCTTCAAATTTTTCATTAAGAGATTGTCCAAGCAGAAGACTTTTAAATCCAGTACAGTCTATATATAGATCTGCAGAAATTTCTTTATTATTTTCTAAAATAAGTTTTGATATTCCATCTTCATCTGTTTCTATAGAGATAACTCCATCAGTTACTAAGTTAACACCTCTAGGTATGCAATACTTTTCTTTAAGCCATAGTGCAAATTTTGTTGCATCAAAGTGATATGCAGCGTTTTGTTTAAAATTAAAGTTTCCAAGTTTTCCAGAAGTATTTAGGTTTATCTTGTTTTGATTAACAAGAGCCATAGATGGAAAGAATGTTTCTGCATAATCAGATAAAGGCAAGTCTGGGTTATTTATTTTTTTAATATACCAGTCAGATACCCCTTGTAGTGTTCCCTCAGTATATGGGTTTCCAAAAGGATAGTGAAATCCACCAGAGTCTTTTTTATAAAAGTCTGTAAACTTTATACTTAATTTATAAACAGCATCAGTAGAAGGCATAAAATCTTTTTCATCTATGCCAAGCCAGGTAGACCATCTTTTAAACCATGCAAGTGTAGACTCACCAACACCGATAGTTTCTCCATTTTTAGGCTCAATTATTGTTATTGACTTATTAGGAAAAGCCTTTATCATTGTTGCTGCGCTCATCCATCCAGCAGATCCACCACCAACTATTACAATATTATTAATTTCTTTAGACATTGTAGACCCCGTTTCTTTTAGGTTTCTTTTATCTTAATTACTACCTGGCAAGGGTCTCCGCCCTCTTCCCATTCTTTTTGTTCTTCTTCATTCATAAAAGGATCACCCTCATGGGTATTACAGAACGGTTCAGTCACCCATCCTCGTTCAATTCCATTTTCAAGCCAAATCTCAAACTCTTTATAGTCTAAGTCTTTATCTTGTATGTTATTTAAAATTTCTTCCCACTCTTCAGACATAATATAAGTATACTCCTAAAGACTTACTACGTCAACTGGACCCATACAAGATGGGTTAAACTTAATGGCTGCATTTACTGCTTGTATAACTCTGTTCCTTGCATTTTTTTGCTTATCTGTTGCATATAAAACCCCATAAGCATACTCTGCTCCAGAACCCATTGCAAGATAAGGAAGTGTGTATTTAGATAAAGACATGTCTGCAGAACTATGTTCATAGATTTGTCCACGAACTGCAATGATCAAGCCAAGATCTCCATCTTTAGATGTGTCTACCCAAAACTCATTATAAAATTCTTTTAGTTCTTTAACAAACCTTGTCTGCATAAATCTATCTGTATCTTTAATGTTAGGTGCAGTTGGTTTAAAATTATAACGGATTCTTTCTCCGTCCATTGCACCTGCATAACCAATTAAATATGGACCTATCTTCCAAACCTTTGGTGCTTCAAGTGCTAGAATAGTGCCATCATCTGATGCTCCACGATCTCCAGCCATGTAAACTTTATCTTCATGGCGAACTACAGCAATACAGGTCATGACAAAACCCCTCCCAGATTAGGTATATTTAAGTATACCAGTTCCCAGAAGGGGTGTCAAGTAATGTATTATTTATTCAATAAAATCATCAATGTCATCAAGATCATCTACAACGCTATTAGTCATAGGCTCAGATACTTGATTAGGCTGTGAGTTATCTGAACCCCCGCCATTTTTACCAATTAAAATACCAGCAAGTGTGCCAGTAATAAATGTTGCAACAGATGACAATACGTTAAAGAACATCTTATCATTTTCTGACTGCTCTCCAATTGGTTGTGTTACAAAAACAAGGGCATATAAAATTCCCATTGTTGTAAACAACAAGATTGTTCCTAGTGTCATACCAAGAAAAAACTTTAGTCGTGCATCTAGTTCATCTGATGTATATCTTTTTTTACTCATTTACTCCACCCTCCAGAGGATCAAAACCAAGTATGTCTTTAGTGCATAATCCGTCTGCTTGGCAGATTGGTGGATTACACTCTTTATTATACCAGTTTGCAGGGTCATGGCAAGGATAACGATACTTATTTTCTAGCATACCGCAAGAAGTTAACATTAATGATAATACTGCTACTGATAAAAATGCTGCTATTTTTTTCATATCAGTGACTACCCTACTCTTCTTTGTCTTCACGCAATGGGATTGTTATAAGCCAGATAGCAGTAGCAATTAATGTTGCCATTCCAACTACCTGCTGTGCTGTCCCTGTAAGAGTAAGCCATGCAATAAAGAATCCAAGTAGTGTCCAAACCTGAGCAATACTTTCTTTAACTGCTTTCCAAAGCCATGAAATAAATCCCTTAACGATCTTTACCAAAATTTCAAATATTTTTTTAATAATAGGAAAATACTTTGCACCATATGCTTTTAGTTTTTCCATATCTATTGTTGGTATTTTAATCTTTGGAATAGATATTTTTGGAATATTGACCTTCGGCATCTTGAACTTTGGCATTTTAATGCTTGGGATTTTAATTTTAGGGATTGCAATTTTAGGCATCTTTATTTTGCCCAAAATCACCCTTATACTTTCTTTAACTTTATTCATAACCATCCTATTATAACCTCCTTATTGACATAACAGAACTAACAATGTTTGATACTATAATTACTGGAATTATGACTTCCTGAACCTTTTCTCTTTGGTCGTCAGTCATATCCTTACCCCATTCGGCTGGGTTTAACACCTTGTCAAAATCTATATTAAATACTGCTCCTAGTGGATCTGCCAGAAATGCTTCTGTTTGTACTTCTGTTACTGCATCTGCTAATGTAAATGGCATTGCAGAATCTCCTGCATCCCCTGCTCTTTCTGCGAACTCAACAAATGCTGAGGCAAGTGCTGGGTTATCTTTCATCTGCTCAGCAATCTGTGCAACTTCTGATGCCTTGATACCAAGGTCTCCAGCAATCTCTGCCTTTGCTTCTTGTGTCAAAGACTTTAGGGTTTGACTAACTGCTGCTACTTGCTCAGGTGAAAGTGTAACTAACTTATTATCCTTGCTTGTAAGGTTAGCAATAACTCCAGATAAATCTTCTGATGTTCCTGTACCCTTTTCAGGAATAAGTGCAGCCAACTCTTCATCTTCTATTTCAGGATTGGTTGTTGGTTCTGGTTCAGGAGTTGGCTCTTCTGTAGGTTCTGGAGTTGGTTCTTCAGTTGGCTCTACTACTGGCTCCTCTGTTGTTTCTGGATCTGGGGTTGGCTCATCAGTTGGCTCTGGCTTAGGGTCTTCTGTAGGCTCGTCTGTAGGCTCTGGAGAAGGCTCTGGTGTAGGTTCTTCAGTTGGTTCATCTGTTGGGTCTGGTGAAGGCTCTGGGCTTGGTTCATCTGTTGGCTCTTCGGTTGGTTCTGGAGAAGGTTCTGGGGTAGGCTGATTGGCTGCAGCGTTGGCTGCTGCCTGAGCAATAGCAGCATTAAGTTCTCTTTCTGATTGCTCATAATAATATTCCCATGCATCACTAATAGCATTATTTAAATCAATTATTGATTGATTATATATTTGTATTTTGCTATTCTTTAACTCTAAAGCATCTTCTGTATCTGCAATGGCATCAAGATGTTCCTGTGTCTTGGTTTGCAAAACCTGATTCATTGATGACAGTGTTGTATTCTCAGAGTTGTATACGCTTAGTTTGTCATTGTATACTGCCAATTTATTGTTATAGTTTGTTTGTGCTATAGCCTGTGCTGCAACAGCATCATTATAAGCATTTATCTGTGCTTGGGTTGGTCCTGATCCAGAGGAAAATGTATTAAGATTACAACTAAAGTCTTGTCCCCATACTCTTGGATTTCCAGCATAGTCACAACCTGCTCCAGTCCATCCTCCAGGAATTGCCCATCCAAGATGATAAGATCCTGGTCCTCCACCGTTATACCACCAAATCTCTACACTCAATGTTTTGTCTTCGCTAACATCATATACTGGTGAATAATCGCTCCAAGTAGTTCCTTGCTCTACCCAATTGTCAACAGCAAGATTTCCGTCTACATACATTCTAAATCCATCATCTGTATATCCTGCAAAATATGTTGATGTGAACCAGGACGGTACTGTTATTTGACCAGTGAACTTAACTATAAAGTTTTCGTATCTGTTACCACAAACTGGTAGTTGCATGTGGCTTGAGTTCCATGTGCCAGAACAAAGCACAGATCCTGGGGTAGCGACATTACCTTGTCTAACAAGAGTATAAACAGTGTATGCCAAACCTGTTCCTCCAGCAGCCTGCATATTTGATTGAGTGGTTTGAACATTAATATTGGCTATGCTTAGTGCATCTTGAGCATCATTCTTTTCTTCAA